GAAGACAATCCGTCTAATAAATACTTTATTCGATCATACTATCTGATTCCATTTGAGGGCACTCCCGAATGGCTTGCTGGTCAAGAAAAGTACGGAGAAGAAATCTGGGAAAAGATGGAGACCGAAAGAATTAAAGCCAGAGTTAAGACACACGAAGAGCTACAGCTGCTAAAGACAAGGACAGCAGCCAGTGATAAGGAGTGCGGCCTTTACTAATGACAGACCTGGAGTATTATGATCTACCTGGTGCACCGTTAGTTCGAGTGTACAAGAATCTGCTACCCAGGGTAAAAGAAATTGAAGAGCTGTTAAGAGATTCTGAAGCAAACCCAGATAACTATAATAGATTTTCTAAATGGTATAAGTGGAATGATCTAGGGACAATGATACCCACAGGTCTTGGTGGGTATGAGTACGGAGTAGATTATTTTAGAGGTCGTACTCCAACACAAGAAGAATCGCTTCTTGCAGAGATACACGATGCCTATGCAATCAGCTTGAAGCACTACACCCAGGAATATGGTGTAGACCATATAGATACATTTCCAGACGGACCTTGTTTTTATAAGTACGACCATAACCTTCCAGCACCAACCCCAAACACACCAGAATTCCACATGAATTACCACACAGATTTTGCTTTTTCTCTTAAAGACAACCCAGGGAAAAAGTCTATAACCACTACAACGATGTATTTGAATGATAACTATGTCGGCGGCGAGGTGGTGTATAATATAGAGCCTAGGTTAGCTAGGCCATATTATAAAAGATCTGAGCAGTTTACGCCAGATGAGCCATACATTAGTGGTCGGGCAGTCTATACTCCAGAAGCTGGAGATGTCGTAGTATTCCCTGCGGGTAACCCAGATTATCTGTCTGAAGATGGCTACTACTTTCATTGCGTAAACAGAGTCTGGGGAGGAGACAAATACTTCTTGAGTATCTTTAACTCATATGAGTATCATGGATCCGAAGAGTACCAGGCAGGCGTTGAAGAGTACGGAGAAGATCTTTGGACTTGGCTAGAGCGTAGAAGAACTTATAATGCAGGATTTAAGAAAAAAGCGGTATCGTTAAATGATCCAGGAAGAGAGTTACCAAATGAATAAATTAGACTACAGGTCATTTGTATTTTTTAAAGATGAGCCTATCATAAATGGCAAGGGTCAGCTAGGTGTTGACCGCAATCGCATTGTTGAGGTTAAAGACTTTGTAGAGCCAGAGATGGCAGGTGCACTTGTAGAGTACTTTAAAAAAGAAGATCGTTGGGGAGAGACAGCATTTAATGGTTCCCACGGGGCACCAGTGCAGCCAGGCTCGGTCAAGCCTTCAGAATTTGGACTAGCCGACACAGTCTTTGAAGATATTAATCAGAAGCTAGAGGAGGCAATTATTGCAGTTTACGGAAAGATGGTAACGCCATCATCTATCCACGCACAAAAATGGGAAGTGGGTTCATCTGCAAACCCTCACTCTGACAACTCTGACTTTGACGGAAATCCTACAGAAGGATTTGATAATCTTAAGTATGTTGGTATTTTGTACCTTAATGACGACTATGAGGGCGGAGATCTGTTTTTCCCAGAGCACGATATTTCAATTCATCCTAACCCAGGATCAATGTATATATTCAGCGGTGGTGTGGAAAATATTCACGGGGTAACAGAGATTACTTCTGGTGTTAGATATTCTATTGTTTCATTTTGGAACTTCGAGGTATAAGATGTCTAATCAAACATGGTTTTCATATAATGACTGGACGCGTCACAACGACAATGTGCTAGAGGCAGAAAATTTCTTTGCACCAGATGATTGCTTGCAGATTATTAGTTATATGGATAACTCTGGGTCAGAGTGTACAAAGCACCCCCACACAGAACATACCCACAACGGAGAAGAAAAGTCTGACACATATTTCTGGAAAGCAGAGTGCTTTGAGAATGCCGCTCAAACAGGAGCACCACTTTCTAGTTTTGCTGGAGTAGCGGAGACCGTACACTCAATGCAAGATGCTGCAGTAAGGTATACAAATAAACCAATGAGGTTGGCCAAAGTAATTTTGCATAGGTATGGACCAGGTGCCTCTGGGCCAGAGCATTCTGATGTCTACCCACTGGCCACATTGCTGTACCTGAATGATGATTATGAGGGGGGAGAGATTTATTTTTCTTCTGGTCTAGAGCTCAAGCCTGCACAAGGCTCCATGCTTGTCTTTGATGGCGGCGGAGTCAATAGGCATGGAGTAAGGCAAAATACTGGGTCGGTTGCCAGGTATGTCCTTGTAGCTTTCTGGGAATATGAAGACCAAGACGAGTTAGTTAGCTTTTGGAATATTGAGAATAAAGAAGAGGACGACAGGAATAACGCCATTGCTGATCTTGTGACAAGAAAAAGCGGGCATCACCCAAAGGCATCAATAATGTTTCCAGAAACATTTCCTATCTTAAGGGTAGACAACTTCATCGACTCTGAGCTAGCTAACTCAATTGTTCAATATCTAAACCATAACGACATTAACCCAGAAGAAACCTGGGGACCAATATGCTTTAGGGAGTACTGGCAGGTGGCATATCCAGAGAGAGCCTTAGAGGAACCCGAATACACAAAAGGTGTAGATCAGCATACACTTAAAAACATTTATGAAGATATGCAGCATCATGTTACACGGTTCATGGAGATCGCTTACGAAGATGTTGCGTTTTCAAAGTTTAAAGGGCATAACCATATTACTGGTGCATACACCCCACCACATACCCATGGACCAGCGATTGCGGTTGCAAACTTGGTGCTGCATGACAAGTATGAGGGTGGCAATATAGTTATTCCTAAGTATGGGATAGAGTTTAGGGCAGAGCCTCTAACTCTTTACGTGTACTCTGAAGAGAACGATCTAAAGCATGGTATTGATAAAGTTACTTCTGGCGACAGACAGTCACTTATAGCACATTGGCAGCCTGTAGATCACCCCTATAACAAGGCGGGGGCCAATGTTTAAAAAAATGATATAATTATATCTAGACATAGGAGAAAATCTAAATGGAAACAGTTTATCACCACCCACAGATTGCAGAAATCAAAGGGTTCTTTGACGAGCAGTACTGCTTGGATGTAATTGAGTTTATGGATGGCAACGATGATGATGGAGATAACTGGAACCCAATTTGCTTTCCGAGCGTACTTGGTGTAAACGTTGGTGATCCAAAAGCAACAGAGAAAATTTCTGTAGAAGACATGGGCAAGATCCGTGATAAAATGCACAAGGCTGTAGAAGAAGTTATGGGCAAGCCCGTAAAGAATGTGACAATGAGTGGCCACAAGTATCCAAAAGGATCTTATGCAGCACCGCACTCTGATAGCTCAGAGCTAGACGGAACGCCCAATGCTTGGCAAATGAATAAGTATGCTTGCATTTTGTATCTTAACGCCAACTACGAGGGCGGTGCAATTTACTTCCCCCAGCACGACCTTGACGTTCATCCAGAAGCTGGCAGCCTCTTAGTTTTTGAGGGAAGTCACGAGTACCTTCATGGAGTGCGAGAGATTACAGAGGGCGATAGGTTCACCATTTTGGCCTTCTGGGATGACAAAGATTCGGTATACGACAAAGAGTTCTTGGATCAAAAGGTAGAGGAGCAGAGAACTGCCCTAGACTACGTAGAAAGTTCTCATGACTATGGAGAGTATAATGGTCGTACTTTTGGAAAGCAAAAGCCAGAAGACCTATACAAGCACCTAGGCACTGAGGACTAAGACTTAAAGACAAAGGTGGGCAATGCATATCTGGATTTACCAGGACCTGGTGCCTTCACTCCGTGCCGATATTCAGAGGACCCAGGGAAGATCATTAAAGATCCTGCTCTCGGCTTTACTTCCAAGCCAAGCTCCGAAAAGAAAAGCTCGCCATCAGAGTAGTCGTCATTAATATACCCAATGGCTGCATAAGCAATTGATGGATCACCATCTGTATCTACGTGTGCCACTAAGGGGCTTCCCTCATACTGCCTTTGAATGGTATTCATTCTGCCAGTAATTAGCTTGTAGTCAAAAGCAAAAATCATTTCAATCTTCATTGAAAGCCTGGCAGTAATGTCTTCTGGAATTGATATTGCCTTATCATACCAGTCATCCGTAAACTCCATCAGGCCCTCTTCTAGCAGTTTGTCTAAATCCTCCCTGCCATATCTTTTTCTAGCAAGCCCTATCTGGCTCTGCCTATAGTCATATTCCCAGTCCGCCTGGGTAGCACTATTTATAATGTCCCAAACTGGGGCTAAGTCTTCTTCGCTGTATACATTGTAGACTAGGTATATGGAATCTGCTAGCTCGCTAAAGTCGTACCCAAGCTTGTGCAGCCTATCTTCTAATGGCTTAATACTCAACTTTACGCCTTCTTACGAAAGAAGGAAGAACGTATCTTTGTGGACCAGCTAGCGGTGGCTTTACTCCATGCAGATAGTCTTCTCCGCTTGGGAATATAATCATTGATTTTGCTGGCGGTACAATTTCTAGGCCAAGTCTGCCAAAGAACAGCTCCCCACCGTTGTAATCATCATTGATATACATAATTACAGCGTACTCAATCATTGGGTCAGAGTGATTGTCAACATGTTCAACCAATGGCTCCCCCTCATATTGACGTTGTATTGTGCCCACTCCGTCAAAAGCTATGTCATCATCAAAAGAAATTATTTCCTGGATTCTTTCAGACATTGGCCCTGAAATGTCATATGGTAGGCTGAGGTTTTTATCAATCCAATGTGTGGTAATTTCTATTAGGCCTTCAGAAACTAAACTGTCTACGTCTGTTCTTCCATACTTTCTTTCAGCTAAGTCCTTTACACCTTGCATATAATGCGTCTTCCAGTCTTCTTCGCTAGCGGCATTAATAACAGCCATTACGCTATCGATCTCGTGATCATGTACGAAGTCGCTAACTAGGTAGACTCCCCTAGCCACTTCTTCGTATTTATAGCCCAATTCAGAAAGGCGAGACTCTAGTTTATTCATGAAATAATTATATCACAGGGGCGTTTCTGATATAATTAAAGCATGACTGTTTATATTAAAGAGAGGCTTTTTTCAAAAGAAAAGGCTATTGCTGTGCGAGAAAACTATGCCCAGATAATCACAGAGTCCCCTAGCAGACCAGGGTTCTTTGAGTCATTTGGAGACCCCACTCCAGATGTTTATGCTGCGGTTGCCCTGGCTAGGTTAGAGATAGAGAAACAGTTTGATATCATCATTGATGATTACGAAGTTGGTGTCGTAAAGCTCGCAGAGGGTGCTTTCAACGGTTTGCATTCAGATATGTATAATCTAGACGGCAGCCCGCACAAAGATCCATCGCAAACCAACAGAGAGTATTCGGCACTTGTTTATCTTTCAGAATACGGAGAAGATTTTACTGGAGGAGAGCTAGTCTTCCCCCAGCACGAGCTGCGACACCAGCCTAAAATTGGCGATCTGGTATTTTTTAGGGGCGACCTAGAGCACACGCATAAAGTAAGGCACGTATTGAGTGGAGAAAGATACGCCATTGTAATGTTTTTTAGTAAACAGTAGAGCTTTTTATGATAAAATAATAATATGTCATATCGTTTGCGTGGCCGAGGTGCCTTCCATGAGTTTGAAGCTATAGAAGCTTCAGGCGGCCACGTTGTAGACGCCATGATAAATGGTATTCATCACAAGGTACATTACTTTTATCCAGAAAACACAGAGGGCTTTACTCTAGACAGGTTTGGCTCCAATCCTGAAGTAACCTATGTTGTCATTGGTGGCGGCGGAGGTGGTGCTGGTGCTAGCTCTTCTTCTCAGCCAGGTGGTGGTGGCACTGCTGGCTCTATACAGCAAGGCACATATCACTTTTTAGAAGAAATTAATATACCAATTG